CATGGTCAGCAGCAGCACGCCCGGCGGCACCTCCGCGGCGTAGTGCTCCCGCCGCTTGTACAGCATCTCGTCGAGGCCATTGTTGCTGTGAATCTCCCAGCTTTCGCCTAATATGGTGTTATACCAGGTCTGTAATTTCGTAGCGTCCTTATGAGCTTTCAGAAATTTCCAAATGATGTCCTTCCAATCGCTCCACGGCGACATAAAGGCGTTCAATCTGAAGCTGCGGATGCCGTTCTCGATGGCCTTTGGGTTCTTGCTGACCCACTTTGCGGGCAGACGCTTGCACTCATATTCCCCGATGTCCCGCTTGCATACGGGGCAGCGCCAGGTCACAACCTTCACGGTATAGTCCTCGTCGCCGTTTTGGTTGGTGAAATCCTCTTTTTCAAAGTGAATATCTGCAAAACGAATATAGCTGAATGTGTGGCAATGCGGGCATTCTGTGTGCCATTCCTCCTGCGTGCCGTTCATGTAGTCTGTCTCGATCTTGGACGCCCCCTTTATGGTCGGCGTGGAAGTCTTGACGATCTTGCGATTGTGCCGGAAAGTCTCGGTTCTTCTTTCGGCCAATTCCTGGGGATCGCCCTCTGTTCCGGCGCTCAACGGGAATCTGTCGGTTTCGTCCATGAAGATGTACCGTACCGGCTTGCTGGACAGGTCTGCCGGACTGTTCGCGCCGATGATCGCCAGGCTGCCGCCGGGAAAGGTTTTCATGGTAATGGTGTTCATGGCGTCCCGGCTGCGTGCCTTGAATACCTTTGCCCGCAGGGTAGGGCAGGCGTTTATCATGGGCGCGATTCGGCGTTTGGAATAGTCCTCGGCGACCTTATCTGTCGGTTGAATGTACAGCATTGGGCCTGGGTCGTTGTCGATGGCGCAGCCCATCATGTTCAGCTCGATCTCGGATTTGCCCACCTGTGCGCTCGCCATGATGACGATTTGCCAAACGCCAGGTTGGGTGAAGGCGTCCATGATCTCCCGCTGGTATGGGGCGCGGTCTGTGCGCCATGCGCCGGGTTCCGCGCTGCTCTCCGATACCAGCACGCGGTTTTCATCGGCCCATTCTGATACCGTCTGGCGGGCCGGTGGTCGAAACATTGAAAAGGTGTACAGGGCGAGATCAGATAACGCGCTCACCTTTACACCTCCTCGTCCTCCTCCTCGCTTTCTTCGGTCTCAGTTTCATCCGCCGCATATGCCGGCAGCGGGGTAACGGAAATATCAGCCAGGGTTTTGCGCACTTCCGTGTCTATGATGTTTGCGATTACTTCCACGTTATCCATCATGCGCAGCATGGGAGCCAGCTTGCTTGCCAGGTGAACCATGTTTTGCATGACGGTGTTCGCAACGTCGCCCCAGAGCCGCTTGACATCCTGAACGTCGATCAGCGTACCGCGCATTTTCTGCACTTCAAGTTCGGTCTTTTCGATCTTGACGGCCTCGTGGCGGGCTTTTACCGTGTCCAAATCCTCAACGTCATCGGCTTCCCGATGGACGTTGTAATCCACCCATCTTTGCACGAAAATGGCGAGGTCGTATTTACCGCCCTCGCCAGCAACAAATAATTTCTTGTCCGCGGGAAGATCCCGGTCAATGTCATATACACGTCGGTAGGTGTAGCCCGCGATGCCTGCAAGCTCCTTTTTCGTCATTTCAACGCTCATTTGCCTATCCTCATGAGCGCCATGAACCGCTCCTCCATCTGCTTCTCCAGGTAATCCTTGATGTCCTGCTCCACTTCCGGCCTCGCCAGATTCATCGGCATCTGAGGAATGGCGATGCCGGTGATCTTCATGATTGGCCCTCTGGCCTTGGTGCTGCGGGCATACGTCAGATTGTTCAGCCGTGATCCGAGATTGCGAAACGGGGGATAGCCGGAGTGCCATTTCGCCGGGAGCTCGGATTGCTTCCCCTTGATGATGCGGGCCTTAACCTTGTATTTGCGGCGCATGCTGTTCCATCCATGAGCGCCGCCGGCGGCTCTGTATTGGCTGCCGATCTTCCCGCGTACCGCGCGAATTGGTATAGAGCAGCCGACGCCTCCAAAGCCCATTGAAAGCTGCGGGCTTTTGACAGCCGCGCTGATCTCGCCAGGTTTGACTTCATATTTCGGGGGAAGGTCTTTGCGCAGTATTCCGGCAACGTGACGGCCTGTGCGTTGGAATATGCCATACATAGCGCGTTCAAATTGCTCCTGCGTCATCACGGCTTTCAGGCGGTTGACCTTATCCCAAAAATCGGAGGAATCAATCGTAATGTCAATCGGTATCGACATATCGCACACCTCCAAAAATACGGAAAGCCGGGCAACTTTCGTTGTCCGGCTCTTTACAGTTCTACCGACGATACAATATTAGCACATTGGCCTTGCCATTTCAACACGTTTTTACAATTTCATAACTTCTTAACATTTTCCAGGATATATCGCTCACTCCATTTCACCGCCGCCATGCAATCCGCGCTCTCCACGCAGCGCCGCGCTCGATTGAAGCCCGTCCGCGTCATATTCAATTCCTGGCGAATATCCGCGTCCCGCACGTTCATGATATACTTCATGATGACAAACGATCTCATGGTTTGGCTCTCGATCCCGTTCAGAATCTTCTGCGCGGCCTTTAGCTTCCTCGCGTAATCCTTGCATCGCTGCTCATGTTCCTCGTCCAGTTCGGACAGAATGGCAAACGCTTCATCAAGGCCCTTTGGCAAACCGCCTCCACCCGGCATCCCGGTAAGGTGCTGCGTGATATTGAGCATCCGATCATGCTGCCAGTCGCGCCACTTCTCGATTTGACACACCTCCTGCATGATAGGCAGCACATCGGCCAGTAGGGGAATGTCCCGATTGTGGACTACCACCGGTTTGATTTCTTTCTCGACGGCTCCGCCGCCCAGCAGTTGATTGTTGTCGTTCCTCACGGTTCATCCC